AAGGAGATGTCTATGGATTGGAAACCGGTTCAGTTACTTACAAACAGGCTTCTGAGTCTCAGAAAAACAAAGTGTTTAAGATTCTTAAGTCAGCCGCAGGTAGTCCTACAGTTCTTGGTGATGTACTTGGAGTTATGGGGTACATGATTAACTACAATAGAGATATAGCTAATGGTATGAGTGAGGCTGATGCTCTTGCTAAGTTCGAAGACTACAATGCTACTCAACAATCTCGAAGAGGTGCTGACAAGATTCCTTTACAGATGAATAGCAATTCCCTTGTACGTGGTTTCACTATGTTTGGTAGTACACTATTCTTACAGATGAATAAAGTAATGCAATCAGTAACTAACTTAAGTAGAACTGTAGCTAAAGGTAAAGTCCCTACAGCTAAAGATACTAGAGCTTTACTATTAAACCTAGGTGTAGCCAACGTTATGTTTGCATTAGCAGCTAACATCGCTAAGTTTATTGAAGGAGAAGATGAAGATAAAGAAGAAGCTTTAGCTAAGATGAAAGAAGCTATGAGTGGAGCGAACCTAATCTATCACATACCTTACTTTGGTGCAGGAGCAGAGATGGCTGTTAACGCCGTTAATGGTGAGGGTAACAAACCAACATCAGACGTAGTTAATCCTATAACTGCCATCTACAGAAAGCTAACTAAGTTAAATAAGAAAGCTGAAGATGAAGGTGACGATAAGGATATTCAAAATGCTACTAGAGTAGCAGTAGAGGTAGCTCTTGGTGTTCAGTTCGACCCGTTCATAGGGCTAGCCAACACCTTTAATGATGGGTTGAGTGAGGAATCTGTATACGACATGCTTGGTATAAGTCCTTCGTATAGACCTGAAGGCGAAACTGCATCTAAGATAAAGGCAGATAAGCTAGGGCAGTACGACAACGAAACAGACATGAAGAGGTACGATAGAAACCTTTGGTCTAAGACGTTCGGTCCTGAATCAGATAACTATGAGCAAGACACTATAGATAAGAAGACTAAGAGCGACGAAAGGAAGCAGAGCAGAGCTGACAAGGATGCTAAGTACAATTACGATGGAACTAAGAAACGTAAAGGAACAAGACCTACAAAGACTAGACCTAAGAAAGGAACAAGACCTAGGAAGACTAGACCTAAGAGGTAATTCTAGAGCAAAAAAAAAGAGAGTCCGTGTGAACGGACTCTCTTAAATTAAGCTATAAAGCGTGTAGAGTATTATTGCGTTGACTACCAATACAAATATAAATTCTTTGTAATTTGGTTCAGAATCGTACATACTTAAATCCTTTTTGTGGTTTATAATAAATCATTAACTCTTCGTCGTGAACTGAGTTAGCCCTAGGCTTTCTACCACCCCAACGAACATCACCCTCTATCTCTGATACTTTAGCGTAGATGATTCCGTCCTCGCATGCCCAAATCATAACAGGGTTTAATCTTTTATCGCAAAGCTTCACCACCTTTCTAGCGGCAACAGGTAAAGGATAAGCGTCTCTAATAGACCTTAACCTTCCCTTAACCTCAACGTAAGCTATTAACTCTTTAGCATCGTTAAACACTCTGTAATCAATATCGTTCGGACCTAATTTCTTGTAGCTACCTTTGAATATTCCAACGAACTTCTCTATAGCTTGAGTCTCCCTTTTTAGGTCAGACTCTTTTTCGAATCTCATAAATCCATAAGGCAGTTTATAGCTGTATGACCACCTATAACAACACCACATCCGATAGCTTGCTTCTTAAAGTTCTTTGCGTATGCTGCTGCGTAGCTGTCTCCATCCACACCACAACCTACTTGCATCCCAAATATCTTAAATCCTCTACCAACCATCCACTCACAATAAGCTTGTGTATGTATGTGTCCTTGAACTGTTGACATCATATCGTTCTTAGCCTTAGTTCTAGCCGTACCACCCTCACCATGAACGTATTGAACGTTGTCGTAGACAATTCTCTCTACCCAATTCCAATTAGTCCCTAGTATTTCGTTGTACGACTTAATCCACCGGCTTGGTATCTTAGAGTCAAACGCTTTACGCATTATAATTCTATCGTGATTACCTATAGTTACATCAGCTTTAGGGAAAGCACTAACCCATTTAGATATTTCTTCTATTGCATGGTCTAGTTCATCACCTCCACCTAATCCATCAGGGTCTTCCTTGTGGAATGAGCTATAGTGATTATCAATAATATCACCAATGAATACAACTTGATTGCAGTTATACTTTGCGTATACATCTTTACAGAAATCGAGGTAACCACCAACAACGAAAGGAGCGTGAATATCTCCTATTACGAGAATTCTCCGCTCCTTCTTATTGAAGTAATCGTATGCTACCTTTTTATTTCCATTAAGTCTTGGTCTAAAATCTTTTTTAAATCTCATTTTCTAATGAATTAAGGATACCTTCTAATGCTTTTATCAACCCCTTTACTTCCACCTTTACTTCAGTATATTCCCTATCTACTAGATGTTCGTATATCTGATTAGTGGAGTCGTGAAGACCACCGGTTAAATGATTTATATGGCTTAACCGTTCTTCTTGGTAAGGAGTTAATTTAGGCATTTTATTTGTTTTCTAACGCGTTTAAGAATAGATTACCCATCGGCTCATCTATCTTTTTGATTAACTTATATATCTTCTTTGATGTTGCCGCCACTAGAGATACTTCAGTTTTAGTAGAGTCTATACCAAGATTGGCATACAAATTACAGTCTATCCAAAGCAACTCATCTAACTTCTGCTTGTCTGTCCAAGTCTTTAATGAAGAAATCTTCTCTATATCTTTATACGAATAAGCCATTGAAAAATCTTTTAAGTTTTTGTTCTACCTCAGCTTCTTTATTGCTAGGCGTTCTTTCTTTTATAATGGTAAACATACTTCCGTATAGTAACTCTTCATCTAAAGACTTCTTAATAGAAGCTTCTAGCTGTGCGTTACGCAAAGATAGTACTTTATTTTCCATATTTACTGCTTCTAACTCATTTTTAATTCCTGAGTAGATAGGGTCTTGGTCTTCGTAGAATTCTTTTCTCACCGAAAAGTACCTTTCCCTTAAGGTTCTGTCTGTAGCTATGTACGATTCCGCCTTAAGCCAATAGTTATGAATGCTTCCGTGGGTTATGTTTAAAATCCTACCCAATCTAGAAGAACCAAAGCCCTCCTCTTTAAGTATTATACAAAAAACCATCCTTGCTTCTGTGTATATCTTAACTCTACTCCTTAAGTTTATGTCAAGATTAAATACCTTGTTCACTACTGACATTAATCTCTTTTCCTTGTCCTTCATTTGGTCTAAGTATTGTCTTGTTATTAATTGCGTCTAGGTAGTCGTTTATTTCTACCTTAAATATATCTATATAGGTAGGCTCTTCTTCAGGGTCTTTAATATATTCTACCTCAAAGAATAGAGGAGTTTCCCCATGAACCACACCACATACAGTCTCTGACTCATCTCCCGTATCAGGTAAAGTCTTTGAATTTGAGAACAGAAGAGATAGAATTACTTCTATTTCATCATCTGTATACTTCTGAATTTCATTAAAAAATTCATCATCAACCTTCATTGTAATCTTACCCTCTGTAGATTTCTGTTCTGAATCCATATCCATCTAATTCTTTTAGTCTATATTTTTGTAACTCTGAAACCACACCTGTTGGTCTTTTAACCTCACTGAACAACACATCTGCATTTGGTTTGAATGCAACTAAATCCGGAATCCCGTTCTTATTAGTCTTGACCAACTTCAATACGTAGTACCCTTCAGCTTCTAGTTCTTTAATTCTCTTTGATTGTATCTGCTGCTCTGTCATTTTGTATCTCTTTTAAAGTGACTTAGGGTGTAATCTTTTTTGGCTGTAACAGCTTTATATATAGCTGATTCAATTCCTCCTTTTGAGAACACCCAATACACGTTGTTTTTCAACCTGTCTTTCGTTGTCATTCTATCTTTTGACTGCCAATAACTAGTAGCACTAAAGTCGATATTGTAGTAGACTAGACAATCAGCATTCCGCAGGGAAATACCTTCTCGCCCACTAACTATCTGCAAGGCTATATGCTTATCCGTGGTATCAAAATCCTCTAACTCTGTAGCTAAACTATCCCCAAAGACTTTCTTTAAGGCATTAAGTTCTTCCTTGAATTTATAGAATATACCAATTTTCTTACCTACGAAGTATTTTTTTATAAACTCAGCCTTAGTGTAGTCAATAACTTTAGAATTACCTCCCTCAAACTTAACACTTCCGGAGTATATCTGATGCAGCTTCATCATAAGCTTTACAGGAGTGTCAGCCAATACAACCTCTTCTGCTCCTTCAACAACTAAATCCTTCTTTAACTTATTAGCTAAAGCATACGTTGAGTCTAGCATAGTAACATGAAGTACTTCCTCTTTGGTTTCTGTCTCAAACCCTGCTTCCTTCTGAGTAAGACTAATAGTATAAGGCTTAACAGCCTCTATGATAGAAGGCTTACCATGTGAGTAATCCTTTATCATTAGACCATTTATCTTACGCTCCTTTAAGTCTACAAACTTATCACAGAACCTATAGAAGTTCTTGAATGAAGCAAAAGGATTACCTGCTATACCATATACTTGGTGATACATTTGGCTATAAGACTCAGGAGTAGGAGTACCTGATAAGAATATAACCTTAGCTCTTGTTCTTAGTATTAAAGTTCTAACATCCTTAGCTCTTCTACTAGGCTTAGGAAACGCTCCTAACCCATGAGATTCATCACATACAACTACACCCCAATCTTCTATCGCAATCTTATGCATAGACTCGTAATTAATTACGGTAAGTTTGAATGATGGATTATTAAGCTTCTCGTAATCTCCTACGATTGAACTTATAGCCTTCTTCTTTGTTAGGAATAAAGCATGTTTTACTCCCATCTTATCTATAGCACCAAGACTTGTTAAAGTCTTACCTGTACGTACTTCCATCGCTAGATATACGAAGTTCGAAGTCTTCAATATATCTACGGCTCGGTCAATTATACTTGACTGATAGTCTCTAAACTTTAATACTCCTTCCATGTTATTTCTATTTATTGTCCTTGATGAATGTTCCATCAACCATTTTACCACTGCGCTTACTAATTACATCGTAAGCTGTTTCTAGGCAGTCTAGCAAGTCTAGGTTGTTCATCTCGGCTTGTATTATTAATGTTACTAGAGTATCTCCTAAAGCGTCTACAAGCTCATCCCTATCGTTAGATAGCAGGGCATCTTTTATCTCTTGAGCTTCCTCTAGTGTTTTTTCTGATTGAGCTATAGGTGTACCTTTATCTAGTATACCTTTATCATCAGCCCATTGACTCACCTTCTCTTCTAATTCTCTGTAATTCACTTTAGTCTTGTTTTAGTTGTCTCTTTCTAATTATTATCCACTTACCGAATGAATCTCTGCCTGTCTCCGGAGTCGTTCCTTCTTTAAATAAAGCGTATGATGTAATCCACTTATAGAACTTAGTCCTTGATATAGTCATCTTCGAGTTTCTTCCATAATCAGGATACTCACTAATGAATTCAATGTACAAGTCTTGATTACTCATCTTAACCTCAGTCTTAAGCATCGTATTAGGTTCAGCACCTTCAAGTAATCCACACCATTCAATGAAGTCGTGACAAGTTTCAGCAGATAACTGACGAATCTTAAGATTAACAAACGTACTTCTCTGTAGCCCACCATTTAAGTAGTTCTGTAAACAACCTATCATGTAGTTGTCAAACGAACACCAATCTTCATCATTCCAATCTCCAAACATTAACTTCCCAAAATCATCTAGAGGTGTGAAGTCTTTATTGTAGTGTTGGTATAACTCTAATTCCCACTTACGTCTTGCAAACGAATTCCCTGCTCCTTTAATAGCGTAGTTAGTTGTGATTGCAATCTTAGGTGACTTACTGAATGGTATCTTAATAGCATCCTTGTTCTTCTTCTCTAATGTAAGACCTTCAGTTACCACACTAAACAATCTCTCGAAGTCAAAGTGTTTCTTTACATCGTCAAATACAAGTATCTGAGTATCTGCTGAAACTAATTGGTAAGCGAATGAACGTTCAAACGTAAATGACTTACCATCTATAGTAACAACCTTCTTCATCTTAGATAAGGCATTCATAAATAAACCCTTACCTGTTCCTCCTTCCGGATTGTCAGATATAACCTCGTCATTTAGTATAACCGCAGGGCAATATGATAGATTCTTGTGAGCGTGAAGCATAAAGCCTAACGTACTCTCCATAGAATTAACTCTCTCTAAGTCACCACCACTTACGTTAGCTATAAACTTCTTGAAGTCACAATTAGCTACCTCACATATATTGAAGTTCCTGTCAATCACGTGGTCTTTCCAAACATAACCACCTAAGTCAAGGTAATCAATCGGTAATATCTTATCCTTAGTAATCTGTACTGCGCAATTGCGGTAGTATAGATACGCTGAGTCTTTAGTATCTGATATGAAGTATATATCAATCGTTGATAGTAAAGTCAAGAACTCTTCTCTAAACAATCTTGTTTGGTCAGCGAAGTAATTGTAGATACTTAAATCTTCTAGCTCTATTAAGTGTCCTAGAATAAAATCCTTTATATCCTTCTCTGATGTATGGTCTATTAGGTTGTTTGTGACCCGTACAAAGACGTAGTTCTTTCCTCCCTCCGGACAATACTTATAGAATCCGTTATCCTCTAAGAAGAGCTTAAATAGGATATGAACAATACGGATAGTTCCTTTATCGTTCTTAGTCCAAAACTGCTTAAGTGAACTTTCGTCCAATACCCTAGACATAACAGACTCAATTACTGCATCATCAATATTCGAGTCTTCTAAATCTTGACGGATTTCCTTTTTTGTTACACCTCGTCTAAACTTAGCCTTGATGTTATTCACTTGCTCCTCATCCTCGTAGTACTTAGTACCGAAGTTCTGAGAGTTAGCGTAAGCTGAATCTATAGTCCTTGATATTTCACTTAACGTGAAGTCTTCATTTGAATACCCATTCAATACATATGAAGCAAGACTCTTATTAATTCCGTAGTCATTGAAAGCCATAGCCAAAACAAAAGCGTTTTGATTTCGTTGTCCTTCAGCCATTGGGTATTTCTTAACCCACCACTTTACTAAAATATCTACAATCTTATTCTCATCCGTAATTGGTATAGTAGGAACATCTCTTATAGCCAACACCTCTTTATATTCTACATCTGCTATTGTATCCCAAAGTAGAGACTTTTCGTTTATGTAGATTAGTGGGTCGTATGATTCGTAACACACTCTAGATACATTCTTACAAGTCTTATCAAAGTAAGGTGACTCAAATTGTTTCTCTAGAGAGTTGAAGTAGTTGATATGGTTATCCACGTCTTGTGGTATCTTAACTAAAGCCTTTAATCCATTTCCCGAAGGAGATATAAATACTGAGTATATATATTTACTCTTGCTGAGCATGTCCTTCTCTTCTAACATATCCTTCTTCTTAGGATACCCATCAAAGTCTAGACATATTAAACCGCTATGCTCCGTAATTGAATTATCATTCCTCTTGGTGAAGATTCCGGAAAAGCACACAGCAGGTAATCTCTTTTTAAGCTCATTGCGAACAGGCTTATCCTTTTCTTTACGGATACCCATTACTAATTCTTTAGACGCTCCATCCTTTATCCTATCTAGTACTATTCCTACCTCACGATAGAATGGAGTCGCTGTTTCTTTGATATTTTTAAATATCGTAACTTGTAGTGTTGACATTGTGTTGATTTTATGTTAATTAATTTAAGCTAACTCCTTGATACTTAGAAGCAGTGTTAATTATGTTGATTTTAACTTACAAATGTAGGAATAAAAAATAATAATTACTAATAAATATATATAAGAGTATATAGAGCAATAAAATTAACATTTACTGCATAAAAAAAGAAGAGTACGACCCTTTGCCGTACTCTTCTAACTATCGGGGGGGATAGATGTACTAGAAAGGTAGGTTATCGTCTTCTTCTACAGCCGCTGTCTTTGGGGCATTAGAGTTAGGTTCAAATGTATCAAGCTCAATATATGGTTTACCGCTACGACCTGTTAAGATGTTTAAGTTTACCCATCCACGCTTTGCTCCGTGTTCTTTCAAGAACGGCATAGCGTCTTCAATCTTAACTGATACTCTACCAATTACAAAATCAGGTTGGTTATCTCTTGTTGAGAATGAAAATCCGTCTGCAAATACTTTTTCTTTTGACATAATGTTTGTGTTTTCCCTCTTAATAGTTAGGCAGTCGTGGTCTGAGGGTACAACCACGACTTACCATCTGTGTAAAGTCCGCTAGAACGGACTAATCAATATAATCTTCAATGTAATAGTCTTCAATAGTCTCGGTGGCATCTTTACCAAAGAATGCATCATGCACTTCTATAGCCTTCTCAACTTTTTGCTCTCCTCTCTTGATAAATTCTTCAGTTGGTCTAAATATTCCAAGCATCTGTGTTGTCTTGTCTATAACAAGGAAGATAAGAGGCTTACCAAAGAGTTCCTGATAGATGTAAGCTTGGCTATCATAGTGGTATAGGTTAGCAGACCTTTTAAACTTTTTAATGTCTCCTGTGGTCTTTAAATCAATCAAGAAATCCTTACCAACAATGTCGGCTTTACCTTTCCACATCCTTCCTTTAATTTCCTTAATGCTAGGAACTTCAAACTCGTTTCCTTCAGCATATATAAGGTCAAAGAAATCCATGTTAGACTTCATGGTGTCTGTCCATGACTTAATGTCTTCCACTTCTTTGTTTAGTAGAATGAAATCCATCTCGTTATCCTTACAGAAATCTCTATACTTCTTAGTTCCTCTAGTAGAAGAATCAAGTGATAAACAATCCTTAGCCTTCTCCGGCTCTAGCATGAGTTGGTGGAATAATCGTCCTTTAGCAAATACAGGGTTATCAGGTTGGTCTACACCAAAATCCTTAACATTACCTAGTAGTGCTGTGATGTTAGAGTTAGAGAGGTATTTTTTACCTACCCCTCTGTAGTACTCCTCATCATCTCTGAGTTTCTCTATAACCTCTTTCATGTTATAAAGACTTCTCTAACTCCTTCTTAACCTCTGACTTGATGGTATACTTAGCTTCAAGGTTTGAAACAATCTTAGTTAAACCTAACGTTTTGTTGGCGGCAACATACTTAATAATCTTAGACCAATTAGCATCACCAACCTCTAAGGATTTCTTAGTAGCTGTCTTTACCGCAGCCTTTACAGGTGCTTCAGTTGTTAGTTCCGGAATATCCTCTCCTGTCCATAGCGACAATCCTAATCCGTGCATTGCAATAGCCTTAGCTGTTGAACGTTGAATAGTTTTGTTAATATCCATAGAAGTAATAGCTTCTAACTTCACTGACTTGTTTCTGAAGTCCATTACCGGAAGGTAATCAATGTGCTCAATGTCTTCGACTATAATACCTACCTTTACATACGCAGTGTTTCCATCTGTGAAGTAGTTTAAGTCCGTCTGAGCGGACTCATATACATGTCTCTGTGCATTTGGATAGTTGGTCTTAAGTAAATCCCAAGCGTTAGCCCACGATAAGTAATCCATCTTTCCTTTTCTCTCTACCTTACTCTTGATTGGTACGGCAGCTAATGTAGTGTAAGTGCTTGTGTTTGTTTTCATAGTGTTTGATTTAATTCGTTTAATTTTTTAGTAATTTTAGAGTAACGATTCATTACTTTCGTTCTTGACTCTTGAGCATCTTCTATAGAGCTTTTGCTAGACTTATTAACAATAAGGCTGTGAATCTTAGAATCAATCGACTCTAGTTTTGCTCTATAGTTAGACAAAGATACAACATAAACTCCGTATCGCCATCCTTTTTCGGTGAAGTTTTCATACTCTTTAGGTGTTATTTCTTCGTAGTAATTACCTCCCTTTGAAGTGTTTAGAATGAATACTTGGTTGCCTTGCCTTACCTTAACTATCTTTATTCCAAATATAATTCTAGCTTCTACAGAGTTGGTGTCTAATATGGCTACGTAAGGGTCTAATACGGCTTCGTCAAAAACTTCTTCTAGCTGATACATGATTCAATTCTTTTAATTGATGTTAAGTAATCCTTATCACTTACTATTTGTTCTTGAACTCTCTTTATCCCATGAATAATTGACGTGTGGCTAATCTTGTAACCCTCTTCAGCCATATACTCTTGTATCGTAACCAATCTCATCTGCCTATTTGAGCACACGAAGTATAGTAGGTTTCTAGCGTCAACAACATCTCTTTTCTTATTCTTAACAAACAAGTCTTGCTTAGTGAGTCTAAACATAGAAAGAATCTCACTAGTGTATCTATTAAAATATTCTCTTTTCATCTTGTTCTTCTTTTGCAATCATTAATAGTATAAGGTATCCACATAAATCAAATATGGTATCTTCTGTCCCCTCTGTTATTCCGGTATTCTTAATCCTAGCTAGCTTATCGTCTATCCTAGCGCACAGAGAGTCAGAGGCTTGACCCTTATTGAAGATGTTAAGAGGTTCAAGTGCTGAGTTGCCATAAGCCTTGTTCTTGCTTAGTAACATATCCCTAACCTCGTTAGCTTTCTCTGTAATCTTATCGCTCTTGTGGTCAGGTGCTTGTTGTAGCTTCTGAATCTGAATCTTAGTTAGATTCTCTTTTTGTATAAAGTCCATAGTATATTGTTTGTACAAATATAGGCTAATTATAAGTCTTAGACTAATTAATTTAGTAAAGATTACTTAATGATTACTTAACCTATGGGTTAAAATTGATTAGTATATTGCGTTATGAATAAATTCACAAAACTAGTATACGCTTTATTGATGGTTGTTGTCTACGTTATGGCTCTCGTCTGTTAACGGAGCTATCATACATTAGAAATAGAACAACGGCTATAGTTACGCCTACGATAAATGATGTCTGACTCATGCTATAATTTGTTTAGTGATGTGATTAAATCAGCTAGCTTTCTTAGGCTATCTATAGGGTGATTACCTTCTGTAAAGATGTGTAATGCATCCTCATCTCCTGTAGAGTTTGATAGCAACTCAAAGCCATGCTTATTATATGCATAGTATATGAATCCCGGCTCACCACTCATAGCTTCTTGGTAACACTCTTCAAAACCTAATTCTAATAAAGCTGATGCCGTTATAGTGTCGCTATCTGTTTCGTGCTCCGTGTCTTGCTTACTTGCTTCAGCTACAGCATCCATTAATCTATTGTAGCTTTCTTCTATAGCTTCACTACGCTCACCCATAAGTACGTCTATACGATTCTCTGCTGATGATAGCCTATCCTCTACGTGTTCTATTAGACTAATTAATATATTGGTAGTATCCTCTAAGGGTTCGTCTTCTGTGCTAGTCTCGTTGCTGTGAAATAAGTCATACTTACTATCTACTAGGTAATGAAACTTACCTTCTGCTGTAAAGGATGTTGGGTGGTCTCCTTCTGCGTCAAACATGTAAGGATAGTTACCTAATCCGTTTCCATTTGAGAAGGTGACAATACGTCCATCGTGTTGAGTAAACTTGTCTCCGTACTTTGCTGTTTCTAGATTAATCTGTTCTGCTTTCATTCTTGGTTTAATTTAATGGTTAGTTCTTATTTAATAGGTTATGTATCTCTAATTCAGCCCAATCGAAACACTCATGTGGTGTCTTGAATTGTTTAGAGGATTCTGTTATCCAATTACCACTCTTCTTACCTCTCTTGTATACTCCGCATATCCATCCTGAACCTGCATTAGCTAGAGGACTTACTTGAATCCAATACCCTAACTCTAGATAATGGTCTATATCTCTTTCGTCCATCTTAGTCTTGTTTTAGTTCGTTAGGGATTTCCATCCATCTAATTATTTCTCCTTTTAATGTAGTTTCCCACATATCTAACCATTCTGTACTTGCGTAATAGCACAACTTGATGTAGCCGTTACTCATTCTACACACATAACTTCCTTCTTTTTTTGGTTGTTCCATCTTAGTCTTGTTTTAGTTGTTTAAAAATAGTATCGCCAAATAAAACACCCAAGTTGCCAATATTGAAGCTACGCACCATTCAAACAAGTTATTTTTCTTCTTCATCTTAGTCTTGTTTTAGTTAGTCCATAGTTGGGAAGGAATCCCGCCCTCCCCAACGCTGACTTTCAAATCCATTTCAAGATTTCTTTAGTAACACTCACGCAGTCACCTCTCGTAATAGTCAAGGATGATGGAATCGAACCACCTTACTACTAACTGCATCTATGTATAGCCTTGTTCAGAACTTCGTGGGCATCAATAGCAGAGCCTTTTATGTAGTACCTCCTCGATAGAGGCTCACAGCTCCAACTGTGACAATCCTTGGGGTTGCCTAGCTCCGTTCACTCAAGCAGTTTAGTAGCTAGGACTTTAGTTTGCAGCGTTCAAGTGGCTTGCTCTCTTTACTATTGTCCGTACTGTCTACCATTTAAGGTAGCACCTTGTTGACGGAAGTTTCTGGGGGATACTTTTCTTGGGTGATATGTCACACCTCGATGTTCGACGCCCATTATTAATTGATATGCATTCCTTGTTACAGCCTTACCTGTAGTGTCTTTAGTAATTGGTTTAATCCTTGCCATTATATGTGCTTTCCTTTAATCTTTTGGTTATCAGGTACGATGTCTATCACCACGCCTGCAGTTTCTTTGTCTACTTCGTAGCCTGTGAAGTATGGAACGATGTTAGTTATATCATCATCTTCTATCCAGAAATTCTTAACCATAAGGTCTTGAACAGTTTGAGCTGGGTTTATGTAGTCAAACTTTCTTCTTGTGCTTCTTATAAAATAGAACGATACATGGTATGGTGGCGATAGGTCCTTAGTTAATTCCTTGAACTTAGCCTTACCTTCTCTGTATTCTGTTCTTGTATTCTTTATGTACTCTCTTGTTGTCTTACCGTTAATCAGATACTTGCCTGTCCATTGCTTGCTGTTCTTGCTAGACGAAACATTACCGTGTATATATATTCCTTTCATATTTGTGTGTTAAATATTCATTAACAGCAAGCCTCATCAAGAGACCTGCCGTTAAGAATACTATAGTTAGATACTAAAATGGAGACCCAGTTGTCTGAGCTTCCCCTCCACTCAAGGCTGTAACATGTGCTTCATGCGCTGCTCTATATGCTGCTTGATCAGCTGGAGTTAAAGCTTTATTATAGCTATCCTTCCATGTTATAGTGCGATCCATAGTTCCTGAGAACTTATAGTCTACTGAGGTACGAACGGTTGGTTCACCCGTATCCTTGTCGTTAGTCCAGTACTCTCTAGAGGCTAGACATACATTAACTTTATTACCTAAAGTTTCTTTACACGCTGTAGGGAATACATCAAAGTTCTTAGCCCCTGCGTTCTGTAAGAATCCCTTGAAGATTTCTGTACGTACTCTTGCGGCAGCTTCTGACGTTGACTCATCGATACCTTGGAATCTTAACTGTTGAATTCCTTTCTCATTGGAAACCTTAAACTCCACGTAAGGCTTACCTGTATATCCATCAATGGAATTTGAACTCTTCACCTCGTCCACTGTTACTGTGTGAACACCTGCTTGTAGGTAGTTGGTGGTTTCTTTTACTTCTGCTTTCTTTAAATCTGGAAACATAATCGTTTTCTTTTAGTGTTAATTAATTGTAATACTCTTCGCATTTCTCAATGACATACTGTAGGTCATTATCTATATGTAGCTCATCGAACATCTCCATTGGGCTCTTTGCAGAGTCCTTACCTAGAGACTGTGTTCTAAATCTGTGCTTCATTCCGTCTTCGGCTAGATGATTGTCAGTGAATAGACATAGAACGAATTCCTTCTCTACTCTCTTCTTCCATCTGTTACCATCGACAGCAACATAACGCTCTTCTACACCCTCTCCGCTGTCGTATGCAGCGTCTATAGCTATATATACAACGTACTTGTCAGTGTTCTTGCTTATGTTTAATATCCTATCGATTTCCTTGTTGTAGAATGACCACACATCAAATCCTTTGAATCTTATATCAGCCTCTCTGTATATCATTTCGATAAGAGATGTGAATGATTCAATAACGATAACATCAATCTTGTCTGAGGCTAATGCTTGCGTTAAGGTCTTGTTGAATGTAGCCAGATCGGCAACAGGTACATTCTGGAAAGCCTTAGCTCCCTTGAATGGTAGTTGTTTTCTCTCTGTGTTTATGACCGCCGTTCTTGTGGGGTCAAGGTTCCGTAGTGATGTGCTCTTTCCTGAGCCACTCTTCCCTACGACAATGATGTTTGGTTTCATTTGTCTTTGGTTTTTAACTTTAAATAATCTTCCATGTTTAGCTTGTCGTCTTTCCTCCAAGTCTCTCTCGATGAACAAACAAACTTCATAAAGCCTCTAAGCATAACCTTCTCGTCCTTAGCGAATCTCTCCTCTAAGCTCTCGAAGGTTTTACTTATAGCTAGCTTGATTGTTTTCTTTGAATAAGGTAGCTGTTCTGCTATCCTATTTACTATGTCGTCTGTAGTTTTCATTACCACAAATATAGTGAATTAACCTGAATTGTGCAAAGTTTTCAACAGCTAAAACTTCTCTTCTATCTCTACGAACTTGGTTAAGTAACCAATAAACTTCAGCCATTTGCTACCTATACCTATGTTCCTTCCCTTTGCGAATATAATCTCTGCCAGTCCTTCGGTGTTGTTACCGTTCTGGTCTTCAGTAAATCCGTAATACTCTGGTCTATAGACTAGTATAACTGCGTCTGCAGCTTGCTCTATCTCTCCTGACTCTCTAAGATTAGAGAGCATAGGTCTAGAAGCTTCATTGCGTTCCACTCCCCTAGATAGTTGCGACAGGGCTAGTATAGTAATATCCAATTCCTTGGCTATGTTCTTCAAACCCCTAGCTATTTTAGCTATCTCTTGCTCTCTAGATGTTCCCTTAGCAGGACTAGAAACCAACTGTAGATAGTCTACCATAACCAGCTTAACTTTCTTAGTTACTACATACTGACGAATACGATTCAGTAAATACCTCAACGAAGTATTAGCACATTCATCTATATACAAATCAGTACGCTCAATAACACCCGTAGAGGTATGTATCTTAGCCCATTCGTCAGCAGTTAACGTACCCTTTAAGATGTACTTGTTATCAACCTCGGACTCAGCGCTCACAAGCCTAGCCATAAGCTGATTGACAGACATCTCATAAGAGAATATAACTGTAGGATAATTCATAGCAGATGCGTTATACGCCAATGATAGTGAAAACGATGTCTTACCCATAGATGATGCACCACCAATAATAATTAAATCTTGTGGTTGCCACCCACCTGTAAACTTATCTATGTTAGCGAACCCACTAGGGATTCCTGATAAGCCTTCGGTTGCGGCATTCTTTTCAATCATCTTGATTACATCTCGTAATCTATCTGTCATCTCTACTATGCCTTCCTTAGACTCCGAGGTTATAGCGGTCATGCTAGTCTCTATCTTAGATACTGTAGAGTCAATCTCCTTACTATCTATATTCATCAAGACTTCTTCACATAATACTTTTATGTTCTTCTTCTTGTATAGGTTTGTAAGGTATTCGATGAGAGTCTCTATGTTTTGTGTGTATGCATCACCGTGTGATATACATAGACCTAGTTCATAGTCTAGTCCTTTCATTTTAAGGACACCTAACTCGGTCATACACTTAAGCATGTCGAACTTATCACCCTTCTGATACTTGTCGTCTATCCACCCGAATATAGCTATCCTGTGCACTGACGAGAACAACTCCTTCTTTAGTAGTTGGTGTTGGTCGTAGTATGAGTTTGGTTTGTTCATTAGCCACCATAGTAGCGCTCTCTCTATGTCTTCATTATCGCTCATCTCTACCCTTTATTTCTCGTTTAATAGTTAAGACATTGGGTAGGCTTATCTTCTCTAGTTCATCTGTCCATCTCTCGTTCTTTATCCATCTCTCAGGATTCTGTAGGTCGGGAACAAACTTACCTAGAGCCGTCATTCTAACACCGTAGTCTATCTGATCTTTAAGAGAGCTTATGATAACTTCATACAGTTCATCGTTAGGTTTAAGTTTCATCCACTCATATAGAGCCTTCTTCTTACCTATCTTTGTTGGCACTATATGCCAGTATGTATTAAACTTAAGCTCTTGCTTAACTCTATCGGCTGGGGTTATCTTAGTTTTATTAACACTAAACAACCTTCTAGCCTTGGGCGTAAAGCTAAGGAAATCATATTTCAACAGCAAGTATCCATCAAATTCTAACTCTGTATAGCACCTTTCTAATTGATCGTGCGTATACCCGTAGTACTCTTTTAGTACCTTGTGCCAGGTCTCGTGGTTGTCTGTATTGACATGCCAGTCTAAGACTAGGTATGATAATAAACTCATACCCAAGTCATTAGCCTCGAACTCTCCTAAGAAATCATCGCATACCTTAGTTAGTTTAACCATAGCCCGTCCTTCTTCATCTGGCTTACACTTAACTTTAAAGCTGTTGATACTATGTCTGAACCTTTACCGTTAAGGTTAAAGTCAAACCATTCATCGGTGTTAGATTCCTTAACCTTGTGTGTAAGGTAGTGAGTAACTCCATTAAATAATCCATAGTAACTAGAACCCTTCATCGCCATTTCACCTACGATACTTGCGTTTAGTTTCTCTCTCTTGTCTTTGGTTTCTTGTAGCACTCTCTTTCCGTCTACTCTTCCTACTAAGTTTAGTATCTCATCTACAAACTCTTGGCTTGGTGATGTCGTACCTAACTTCTTCATTACTACACTTAATCCTGTAGTATTACGGTGTATCAACTCATCGAGCTTGTTGTGCTCAGTGATACCCTCCATTCTTTTGGTGTGCTTAATTATGTGCTGGTTGTCTTTGTCAGCCATAAGCAATCCAAACATGTTAGAACAGCTATGTAGCTTAGTTGTAATACCAAACGCTAACCTAGCTGATCCATCGTGAGATGATACTGCATATACATATGTATCTGCCATCTCTGAACCGAAGTCTACCTGCTTGTCTATCTTGATGAAGAAGAATACTTTTCTACCTCCTCTAAACATACCGCACTTAGACTTACTCAAATCGTACCGTTCATCGCCTATCTTTTCTAATATAACATCTAGTAGGTCGTTGTTCTGTTTGACCACGTATCTATCCGTCACGCAACCTAGTGGGGTTCTCGTGTCGTTTCTTAGTGTTGTGTAGAATGGTGTGTCGTCGTATCCTTGTAGGTCTGACGCTTCTGTAAACATTTTCTGCTTACTTACGGTAAAGTTAAGCCCTCCTCTTTCGAGAAAGGCTACTTTGTTTATTTCTGTACTATTCATCTGCGTTATCTTTAACTAGTTGTATTTTATACTCCTCGTATAATGCTTCTTCTTTAAGCATGTTCTGTTCCATAGCGCTATCGCTATACAGTTCCTCTAACTCTTGGTTAGCTTGCCTAATGGCAAGGTCTTTCATGTGTCCCATGATGATTATTTTAATGTTAACTTCTTGGTTACTACTATATCCAACACCTCGTAGTTAGTTGATGAATTTACTATGTAACCTCTATCTCTTAGAGCGTCCATGATTTGATGACGATAGTTCCATAGGTCTTTGTCCCATCCTCTAGCATCGCATACAGATAGCTTAGCTGTACCGTCGTTTTCTACACGGTTAGCCATTCCATCTATAAGGTTCTGAATCTCTCCTTCTATTCTACTACTCATTAGTTACCTTTTTACGTAGTTTGATGATCGATTGTAGAAGTTCATTATCTTCTTCGGCCATGTATTCGCCTTCGTAGTTTATGTAATCTTCTGTTAACTCTTTAGTGAGTCTTTCTATCTCAGCTAAATCTTCCTTAATCTCGTCTAAGTTCTTGAGCAAAGCTCCTATCCTTAGTTCATTGAATTCTCCTAGGCTCATTTCTTTTCATTTACTTGAATACCAAATTTATCCTTAAACGCTATGTCTAATTCTAACTGCTCATCTAATGGTAGCTTATTATGCAACCATTCTATCTCACCTACAGGTGCGTCGCATTCTGTTAGCAACCACTCTGCATAGAGTTGAGAAAACTTCTTAGGTTCTGCCATGTGTTTTAAATAATGGGGCTAAATCGCCCCGTTAAATTTATCCTTCCTACTATTAACATACCTAGATACTTGACCTCCCAGATTATCTCCGAGAGCTGAATGTAATACCTCGTCTAAGGTTATACCTCCAGGTAAGTTTCTAGCTTCCCAAATTCTTCGCTGGTTATTCTCAACGAAGTTTACAAATGCCATACATATCAACGTCCAATTACGGATCTTCTCATAGTTCATGGACGCTCCATGATTTCTGAACTCAATAGTGTTATGACCATTAGCTTGGCTATACCCAACCATATTTAACCATGTATACCTCTTTGAAGGATACCTACCTAATCTGGTTTTCTTGTTGTTATCCGCATCCAATGTGCATGAAGAATAAATCAAGTCTGCTAAATGTTCTTTGTAATTCTTGAAAGTCATCTCCTTATGTTTAGTAGGGATAGGCTTACAATACGTACTACGCTTTCTAGATGGTGGCATCATTTCAAAGACCTCATCTTGAAGCATTAAGCCTAAGTGAGTAGCCATGATAGTGAACCTTCTATTAAATGTAGCTCCACCTATGTGTACATGTATACCACATTGAGAATCAATCTCGCAGTTTTCTTGTACGGTATCACAAACTTTCTTGAGCATGCTTAACCCTGAATCTCCTACAAGAACTCCAGTTACATATTCCTTACCGCTTATACTACCATCATTTACTGCAGATACATTTAAATCATTACCTTCACTAGTCGGTACATAACCTCCTGATGTCTCTACTTCAACACCGAATGTATATCTCATACCGTTAGTGTTGGTGAATGTCGTAGACATTGTACCACGATCCCTAGCATACTTAGACATCTTTTGGCCTTCGCTAGCTACAGACGAGTTATCGAACGTACTTCCTCCATTACCTTCATCCCCTCCGTTCTCGCAGTTGTCAAAGTTGTGGTTGTTTGAATGTCTATACTCTTCACATCCATCGCAATAGTATACATCATTGTTGTCTGCTGCGCAGCTATCTATATACGTTTCGTCGTCGTCTGAACAGAATATAAGGTCATCAGAGTCTTCATGTACTTGAATCATATCTCCGCTACCGTCTATAACGCTTCTAGAGACTTCTTCAGAATATCTATCTTCATTAAGAATACACCAAAAGGTGTCGTCATAATTCATAAGCTCTCCGTCGTATATACGTACTACGTCGTATTCCTCTTGAAGTAATTCAAAAGCGTCATCACGCTTAGGGCTGTTGTGTAACTCTTCCGATGAGCGTATGTCATAAACACTTAGGTCTACGACAACAGGACTGCTCATGCAAGGTTCGTATAACTCGAACTCGTCGCTTATCTCCTCCTCCTCTTCTATGAGTAATACGTCAACGCTTTCCTCTTCCTCTAATATTGAGTCGATTGTTTCTCTTGGCATAATTTCTTAATGTTTTTAAGCTTACGCTTCACAGACGCTATATCAGCGTTGTTGTTATTATTAGAACGAAGAGATAAGCCCTCTAAAGAGCTTATAACTTCATTCGTAAACTGTTCGTCTGATATGAATATCAGTAATTTCTCTAGATTATTCATAGATTTTTTCCTCTACATTGTTAACACCATAAGACTTATCATATAGCTCATCAAGCAACTTCTCTAAAGCAGTCTCTTGTGTCTCGTCTATGATTCCGTTGTACATTAAATCTTGCAGTGCTTGACACTGAATCTCTTCTGTGCTCTGTCCTATGTAGTACTCTTCCTTCTCTGTTTTAGAGACATACGATGCATTGTATTTAGCGGTTGCATAAGGGTCTTCGTTCTCATTAACGTCCCACTTATTCCATATCTCCTGCTGTTCCTTAGTCACTGTATATTCGTTAGTCTTGTAGTCTGTCCAGTTCTTAACCTTAGTACCAACCTCTTGAACATACGTGGTAGGAATATCCTTAGTGTACTCAAGCTTACCATCGTTATAGATGAATAGCTTTTCCTTTTCCACTTCCTCAATCTTACCACCATCAGGACATATATCTTGCAACCCTTCCTTCAATGAAGAGAAATAGATACCACCCTCAACCTCAAGCATATACAACGGATTGTTACGTCTGTATATATATAGCTTGTTGTCTGACTCAGTCCATACAGCGTTGATAGTACCACCATGCTCACCTAATGTTAAGTGATCATTGGTGGCTACCATCGCTTCGTAAATAGCTTTACTATCTACGTCGGGGGAATCGAAACTATACTTCTTAGCAGTGTCTTTGTAATTGGATAACACACCATTATGACACCCAATGTAGGAGCCTATAATATAAGGGTGTGTGTTCTCAGCAGTCTTTGTACCGTGAGTTGCATACCGTGTATGCCCAATCGCTAGATTTACCTCGCTTACATCAATGAATCTATTTAAAAATCCTGATGTTTCTAATGTCTTATATAATCTAGAACCTTCAGGTCCTTCTGTATATAATCCAGTTGAATGTCCACCTCTACTATCGTTATCGTTTAGTAGGTGCATTATCTTTGCAATGTTTACACTCTTGCCAGAGTATGCAGTTATACCACACATATCGTTTCTTATTTAAGTTAGTTGTCTGTTGCTGTAGAATATTCTACTAGCTGGCTGTGCTCTTCCCTCTCTTGGGGTGAGCATAATCTTGTCGTCTTCTTCTGTTACCGTGTATCGCTTTAAACTCAAGAAGAGGTACAGTTTCCCGTCCTCTATCTTGGTTGTAAGCGTCTTAGGCTTCAGTCTCAAAGACTTCAACAAGACCTTGAATCTTTCTTTGTTCATTACAAATGAATTGAATGTCATCATAACTTAGCAATGGATACTTCTCTTTAAAAGAGTTCTCATACACTGCTTTCTCGTATTCCTGTCTCAAACCTTTAATGTTATAAACAGCTCCCATAAGGATGTCTAAATCATTACACTTAATAGTAAGTGGTGTGAATTGAAAACAATCTAAATCTAAATGGTCTATTAAATCACGCTCTAACAACAACCGTAGTATATGTGTAGCGTCAGCTCCATTTTTAGTATTGATAGCCTTAAGCTGATACCATGCATCATCATCTCGTGGTAACACAAGTCTCTTAGGTATCTCGTAAGTCTCTCCGTTATCTCCATCTACAAAGTATACAACATCATCACTAGACTCCTTGGGAGCTTGCATGATAGTGATTTGTATTACTCCTCTGTGTATAGAGAGTTCGTTCATACTAATACATGACTTTCTACTAGGTGTAACTACCTTAACTACAGTTGTGTCGTTAGGATTTATACTAGTAAACCAATTCAACTTCCAACTCCATCCGAAGGATGATGCTGATGACTCTATTGAATCAATATATTGAACCATGAACATACGAAGGTTTGATTCATCTATCTTCCGACCACAGTATTGAACCATGTCCTCGGTAGCAATACAGCCATACTCTTCCCAGAATTCTGTATTGTTAAACTCTTGGATAAACCATTCCTTAGACTTAATGTATATATCTCTTGCTAGTACAATATCCTTAGTCTTAATCCACCAATCACAACTAGCTAACTTAAAGTTACCTCTATCGCTAGCTATAGCATTGTCGAATAGCGTTACATCTTCATCTGATAATTCATATCCGAATAGGTAGTCCATGTCTGCCTCATGCCAGGACATAACAGAACGGTAGTCCGATCCATGCTCGGATCGGGCTTCCTCTTCTGTTTTTATTCTAAACCTTAACATTCTTTAAACCTTACAGATATTCTCTGAGTCTTACCGTTGATGGTAATATCCATTGTATCTAAGTCTATAGTGAATCCTTCAGGTGGAGTCTCAAGCTCTTCAATACCTTTCTCTTCAACTACAGTATCTTCTACTATAGTCTTAGCTTCCACTACTTCATGGTTACGAGGTCTCATATCGAACATCTTATCAACAGCTGTAGCATCTACTTGAATAGGTGATGCAACCTTGTTGTTTATAATATCCTGTAAAGGATCTTTACTGAAATGAAACGTTGCTTGCTTTGCGGCTTGCTTACGCTTAATTCTAGTACCAGCTGGTGTTAATTTGCTAATCTTTTGCAAGATTGCCTTGTCAGTTCTACCTAACGCTTCGCTTAACTTACTTGTTGGTAAGTGCATGTTCTGTAACAGGAATTTCTTCTCTGTCTGTGACCATTGCTTGTGGTGTGCTTCTCCTTTCATCTTACTTTAGTTTAAGTAATTTCTTTTCGAGCTTAGCGCGTTGCTTTGCTCCACATGTCTCCATCACTTGACGGATACCTGCTTCTGTGCTTACAAGATTATCGTAATAGTCTTGTCTTTCTTGTGCTTCTTCTCTAAGCACTTCTTTGCGCTCTTTGCGAGCATTTACTAATCCAGCCATAGCTTTCTATTTAGTTTGGTTAGTGAAACAGAGAGGAATCGAACCTCTCTATAGACCATCTGTTTCGTGTGCTATCCTACTTCTTTTGACGGCGATAGCTTTCCGACATGCTTGGGGTTTTAGGTGCAGAGAACCTAAGCCTATCCATGAAATAGGGCTTGCAATATTAAAAGTTATGTTCTTCGTCAAGAACTCCATCTACAGCTTCTTTTGCTAACTGCAGTCTGCTACTAACCTTTACAGGTGAGGGCAATCATAGATGTTTTAACTTTAAGGGATAGGCTGAGAGGTTTGGTTTTGCAGGCTCGCACTCTGTAGCTCTCATTATTTGGGTTTAACAGCATCACCCACGCCTAATATTATTATACTCGTAAATATTTCACTGATAATTGCTAGTATGATTTAATATAGCCTTCCCAGGTGCTAATATGATTAAATACTTAAATAATACTAACGAATATGATAATCGCACCTATTCTTGGCTTGACATTGTCATATTTAAACTGTACCTTTGGTGGGATAGTGGATAACTACATAATAACATAGTCAATCACTTAAATATCCTAGACGAAACAAGGAAACACAAAGGGAAGTAAGTAAAGGGAAGAGCGATAGCGACTACAACGAGAGGCAAAACATACCTGAACATAGACTCTCACTCATTCTATACATACTCTACCTATTACGGAACCTTTACAATCTATACTCTATAAAGGCTCTAGGCCTTGTTTATATGACTATTATCAGTCTTATAGAGCTTGTGGAACACTTCTACACACACATACACACACATAATAACTTATCACGAACAATACTCTGCATAGATACCATGCATAGATGTCGTGACTACTCTGCATATGATAGTGATCAAGTAAAGGTGGGCGACCGTAGCCACCCAACCTCACTATACTTACGACCAGAGTCCCCTAGCAACCTTACGGTTGGTAGTCTCCTCTTGTCTGTTACTAGGTTGCGTTTTGTTATACGCAGGACTAGTAACGAAAGCCTTACCCTTAGAGATGTAAGTGCTCACATTAACTGACTTACCTGTAAGGTCTTCAGCGAATTCATCAGGGTTTAGTATGTACTCGAATCCTGTCTCTTGTTGAGAGAAGATTGTGTACAGCTTTTGCAAGCTACCCTTTAGTACAGGTTTCTCTGTACTATAAAACGCATCTAAAGTTTCGTAACGTTTGACTTGCGTCTTTGTTGTTACGT